CATAAGAATAGCTTCAGCTTGTTCTTGTCCCATTCCCATAATCATAGTGAGAAACTCAAGAGGCGGAACTAATGTGTCTGTTCCCGACTGAATATATTTGGAGATGGACTCTACTTGGATACCAGCTACTCGTGCTTTGTCTTCTTCACTTGGTGTAGAAATATCGGCGAAGTCAACTTCAAAGTATTCACACTCAGGTAGAATTCCTAAGTCAATTAGTCTTTGAACGAAAGGCCGTATCAGCATAGGAGCCACATACTTTTCTTGTCTGTGTCTAACTCTATTATTCCAAGTCTGCTTATCTTGGGAGCTTGCTAACTGTGCTGCTTCTGATCCCATAAAGATACGATGAGGAACGCCCAACGTAATAGCTATGGCTTTGATCTGGGCATTAATATGTGCTTCTGGATTAGCTACTTGAGGAGCTAATGACTTAGCTTGTACTCCTGCAAGAGCCAAGTATCTTTGAAGACCGTTGGAGTATGAATCAAATTCGGCTCTTAAAGCAGAAGCATCTAACTCCACATCACCTAGGTCTGGGTTTACTTCAAACGATAGACCAGGGAAAGCACCTTTCCAAAACATCTCAGCTGAGCCGCCTAATAACTTTCTTAGGTCATACAGGCGATTATAAACTGGCTGCATACGGGACGTTCCGTAGACCTCGCTGGACATTCTATTATCGGCTATGTGTACGACCCTACTCCAATGGACTCGATGCATAGTCCCTTCATCTATATTGACTCCCTCGTTTATGGTACCGAATGTGATACTGTAATAAGTGGGCTGACCAAACCTGGGATTGCTTGGGTCTGTTTCTTTACTGGAGATGTCAATCAGCGACTCATCGAACACTCGCAAATACAAAAGTTCGTGCTGACTGCTTCCTACTTTCTGTCCTCTTTCGTCGATACCATCAACAGGCTCATGTAGTTCTTTTCCGTCATCTAAGCCTAAGAGAACCAAACCGAATCTTCCGATACCGCTCATCGTATCCGCACGTGCCAAGAAGTGCCACAGATTTAGATTATTCTGGAGCTGTAGAAAAGCATCTTCAAACTCAGTACCATCGGCTTCCTCATTTTCAAATACCCTAGGGTCGACCGCCCAACATTCGTTTGGGAAGATAGAAACAACCCGCTCTGCTATCCCTTCTCGGTCGTAAAGATATCGAAACTGTGCGGCTGTGATATCTTCTGGATAACCGCACTCGGCATCAATATCTCGCCGGGGGTCTAATAGTTTGTTGAGGACATTCTTTCGCAATAAAGAAACTGAAGAATCATTTTGAAGCACTCTTCGGTTGTTATTGATTGTGATCGGAGCACTAAGATGTTTTAACTTATCAGGGATGTTGGTCGGCATGAGAAAACCCTATTTGATATGAGACTTATCTAAGTGATATATTTTATTCACAAAAGGGAATTATATCTATTCAATTTATTTTGATAGCAACTTTTTGAAGAAGATTGTGAAGACTGTCTGGGATCGAATCTTTGTATTTGTATAGGCCAGTCTCTTGATTTCCGTCTATCGTGGACTCCCACTGAACCCACCCATCGGAATGTACTTTAACATCCAACATACAGGACGGTGCCCACCAACTAAAGGCAACGTGTCCTTTCTTTATTTCTGTTTCGTGTTCCCGATGGGTAGGTTCTAGTGACAATAAGAACCGCTGTGCGTGTTCGTCCATTAGATTTCTTTTTCAGACGCTATTGCTTTAAGAGGATTATCGTGACCACAATTACACTTATTCATTCTGATCATTCTCATAATCTCTTCCGGAGCTGTATCGAAAAACATCTGAAGCATCATTGCATTTCTATTGCTCATCATAGAGTTAGAAATAGCATGTGACCGTACTTCAGCTGTTCTCTGCTCTGCCCTCCATGCGTACCATCCTATTGATCCCAATATCACTCCAATCAGAATGATATTAATTGCCTTCTTCATCATAAAAAACCTCTTCCGATCCGTCTCCTCCTACGTTGCTCTTATCAAATCATACTTCAATCCTCTTTTAACGGGGTCTCTTGAATTTACAAAATGAAATCGAAGCCATACAGCTCCAACGGGTTTTGGTGGTGCTCCTCTTTCCACATGCCATCCTCCGAATCCAGTTCCGAATTCCTCTTTATAAGTTGGCAAGCAGATATGGGTCTGTGTATCATGGAAGATAGAACTGCGTCCGACTCTTACTCTCATCAACTCTATCTGCCATGACTCATGTACGTGGCCTGAGATAACAATGTCCGCGTCTGGCAGATACGTTGCTTTCCTATTCGTCTGAATTACTCCCTTGGTAACAGGGCCGCCTCCGCCATATCCGTGGGAGTAATGGAGCGTGACATTTCTTCCAAGGCTCTTTTGTTTACCATCGTAAATCTCCGTCAGCTTAAAACGAACAAAGCCCGAATAGCCGCCGTTGTGAATCGTCTCACCAGATATGTAGTTCACAGTAGAACAGAACCGCTCAGTAAGATCCGTCTCATGTCTTTTCTTAATAGCTGTCTCATGATTACCCGCTGCGACCAATGCGAAGTTCTTTGCGTATGGGGCGAAGAACTCTGCTCCAGTTTGAATCAAAGCATCTAAGTAATTACCCACATTATGCTCTGGTCTTACGTCAGACTTAGATGACCTCTTATCGTACTTGCCCTGCATAGCACAGAATAAGTCGCCAGCATCTATTATGATCGCATCTCTTTCGATGGCTTGGTCTAGATGCTTTTTCTGTAGTGCGTGATCCGACTTTGGATTATCCCAATGCCTATCACTAGAAAGAAGAACCCACTGCTCCCATTCAGCAGCGTAACCTCCTCTTAAAGTCATGTTGATATCAAAGAGATTTTTACCCGACTTAGATACATGAAACGGTAAATCACTCGCCATTCTGCCATTGCCTTCCTGTCTCCATTATGTCGAACCTTTGATGCTCGATAATCCAGCAGAACCAATGCCTGCCATCAAAGGAAGAAATTAGAACGATATGTAACTCCTCGTCCTCAGTGGTCACTACTTTCGCAAGTGGGCTCCCTCCACTGTTTAAGATTTTATCCTCCCTGACGTATTCTGGATATTCAAATATCGAGGTTCTGAGGCCTTTATTAGTTATCAGATCCAAATAGTTGACGTATGGCCCAATGGGCTCTTGCTCATAATCGCTCATATTCTCTCACACCCCCTCATTACTTCTCAGCATATAGAATCTCGTGCTCAACACCTAACCTATCTGCTCACTACGTCGAAATTGTAGTGCAAATGTAGGCAAATGTATTACATCCGCCGCAAATGTAATACAAATGTACTTCCATGCCGCGAAATGTAGATCAAATGTAGTACATTTGCCCGAAAATGTAGTTCCTAGGACGTTCCTAGCCGAGAAATGTAGTTCCTAGGTACTTCCACGCCCAAAAATGTAGTTCCTAGGACGTACACTCTGCTCAAATATAGCTCCTATACTCAAAATGTAGAAGGATGTAGGAGGATGTACTACATTTGTAGATCAAATTCTGTTCGATTGTACTACAGGTGTAGAAGATGTAATTCAAATGTAGGCGGATGTAGGAGGATGTAGGAGGATGTAGATCAAATTCTGTTCGATTGTACTACAATGTAGCTCAAATGTAGGCAAATGTAGCTCCTACCCCCGCAAATGTAGTGCAAATGTATTACATTTGCCGAGAATGTAGTTCCTAGGACGTACATTTGCCGAAAATGTAGTTCCTAGGAAGCTCAGCACCTCGCAGCACCTCTCAGTACCAGCTCCTATATGCTCAACATCTCTCAGAACGTCTCAGAACGTAGGTTATTGGCTTCAACATATCTCAACATATCTCAGCACCTCTCAGAGCTTCTCAGCATATCTCATAACGCCCCAACCCTTTTCTTTTTAACGCAGAGTAGGTTAAATGCGCCACTAGATGCGTCCACTTGGTCTTTGTACGTCGATGCTGGGAAGAACCTAAGCTCCTCAAGATAGTCGGAGTTCCAATCGGCCCGCTTTAAGAACACATTGTTAGAATTGACCTGAGAGCTAAATGGATCAGCTCGTAATGCTTTGTCCCCTGTCGGCCTATCTATT